ATCGGAGTTTAAAAATGACTAAAATAACATTCAACTGTAAAGAACATGAGTTCGATATGGGCGACGTACTTGAGTATGAATGCAGAGATGGTGGCCGAGAACATATCGCAAAGGTTAGGATAACCGACTTAGATACTGCTGATAGACTTAATTTGGGCGGTACTACAGAACTCGATGCAGGAGGAATAATCACTTTTGTTAAGGTGTACTTCAACGACCCAGATCCACTGACATATAACGTACCTTACGTAGAACACGTTTACGAAGGAAATCGACACGATTTAGCAGCATGTGAATGGAACTTTAGAGGTGATTAACATCGTAAAATGTATAATGTGTACAGAACTGAGATACCTACCTTACTTAGAAGCAGGATTAATCTGGTGCGCAAAGAAGAAAGCGAAATTCGACTGTAGAACGGAGAGAGGCTGTGATGACTATGACAATAAGTGAATGTCAAATGTGCGACCTAGAAGGAACAACTGAATGTATCTGCTGCAATCAGATCAACGACAACAAACAAACAAGATTCCAAGACGCATGCTGCCTAGCCACGGCTGGATTGTTAGTTGTACCATTCGCTTTAATGTGGGGTATAGCATCAGGACTTGGTTGGTTCGTCGATAAAATGGGGGGGGATAATTGAAAGCGTGTAACAGTGAATACGTTTATGATCTGATAAAGGGCTGCAGGTACGGAAACGGATTCAACGAAGAAAAGAAACTCAAATGCTCATGCATGAGTAACTGTGCCATGTGCAGCGTAGGCGGCAAAGTAATCGAAACACTCACCATAAAAGGCGGGGGTAGAACAGCAAAGTGGGCAGACAACGCAACAACCGGAACAAAAGCACGTAGAGTCAAAAAAGACGTTCCAAAGATGCCTAGAGAAGTAAACTCACGTAGAGTACCTATTTGGATGCACCCTGAACTGCATGACGCTTATATAGAATCACAAGCACGTAAGATAAGGAGTAATACATCTAAAGGACGTGTAAAGAAAATAAAAGAAGGCGAAATAAAATGATAAAAATTGTAGAAGACCATAAAGGTATACCACATAAATACATCCTTTTTATGGGGTTCAAGATTAGTGAAGACGAACTAATTGAAATGGCTGACGAGATGGGGTATAACTTAGTAGATAAAGAACTTTAAAATTTGAAACGAGCATTATTTTTTTTATTTTATATACTACTGTTTAGAAACCGCAATTAATAAGGCTGAGTAGGTAGTAACTACATACTAGCCGGAGAGGAACGGATCTCACACGTTCTTTTAGTTCCGTGAATATGGCGACATCCTTAACGCGCAAGGCAAGTATGTTACTACGTTTATCTCTCAATAGGACGGAGGAACACGGGACGATTCTCCGGCTTTTATAACCCTTTATAACTCGGTAGAATAAGCGGGTATCGGAAAGTATCGAGAGAAGTTTTAATACTGATTAGACCTATCTGTATATGGCGACCTAGTGAGATAAGCGCCACCCTGTTAACCAGTGGCTAACAGGAACAACATACAGAGGTAAACATGATAGAACTAAATAACGATATCAACTGCGAGGAATCGCTGTCTGAGCTGGAACAGATACTTAAAGACAAATGCCACCTTGGGGGTAGATCGTCGTCAACTATAAGCAATATGTTGAGGACATTTGATGTTCGTAGAAAACTCAAAGCAGACGGAATAAGTAAGGCGGGTCTACTATGTGTAAGTGACTCATTAGTTGTAAGCATTTTTAATTCCGCGATTCCTCTAGAAGTTAGCGATAAATTATATCAGGTGTTGCGCGACACTCTGCTACAAGATGACAACATAAAGCCAGCTACTCTGACTGGGATTATGAAAGGAACCAAGAGACAACTTACAGATGGGGAAGTTGAAGACCATTCAGATTTGATGAGTCGTTTTAAAGAAGCCCTCAGAAAGAAGGGACAAAAGGTCAATGTAGGCATCTCTACTAAAGGTGGATCGGTCGATATACTGACAGACACTCAGTTGTTCGAAGTAATGAATCGCAGAAAGGACCGTGATTTTATAGAGAACTTGGGCAAACTGGTAATTCATAAGCTCTCGTATCCTAAAATGAAGTTTTATGTGGCTACGTCGAAACCCGTTTCAACGGAATGGAGAAACATACTTAAAAAATTCGCTATCGGCAGCGTAGTAATATTAGCACGTGGAGACTTAGTTTTCTACGAAGCATAAGTACGGATACCTTGTTCCTTTCTATGAAACCCACAGTTATATTAAAACCCTGCTTAGATTGCGGTAAAGAGATCACTATTAGACCGAGAGGAATCAAAACAAGAAAACGATGCCTAGATTGTGCAAAAACAGAAGCGAAACGGTGTGCAAAGAAACAAAAGCAAGTGTTACGTGAGCAAGTATTACAGCATTATTCAAACGGAACTATGCAGTGCGCTTGTTGTGGAGAAGCACATACAGAGTTTCTAACAATTCATCACATCAACGGTGATGGAGCAGAGCATCGTAGGGAACTTGCTAGGCTACGTAATACCAGAAATAAACGTTCAGACAAACCAGAACAAGGGTACACAAAACATAACGTAGGCAATGAGATAAATCGGTGGCTTATCAAGAGTAACTTCCCCGAAGGATTTTCTGTGTTATGTCTAAATTGTAATGCAGCTAAACATTATTATGGTGAATGTCCACACGAAAAAGAAAATAACTTTTAGGAAAACGAGAAATCTTTTTCCACTAGATTAACAGAAACTTATCTACTATCGTGCTAGAGTTAGCACGTGCCTACGCAACGTACTAATTTAATCAGTCGGATACGTAAGGCGGTCACTCCAAAAGCTGCTTCTTCTAGCGGGATAAGCGGAACTGCTTTAGATACTACATCTTTTTTATCTACACAACGACAATACTCTGCACCAGCACGTACCGTCCCTGAATTTTTACAAGCTTACAACGTTCTTCCTTGGCTACGCTCAGGCGGCTCTAAGAAAGCACAATCTATCTCAGACATAGAATGGCTCACGCTTATAGAAGACCCAGAGTCTGGGCAAATGCTACCGCTTGATGAAGTAATTAAGATCAAGCACCCACTTCAGATATTCTTCGAACAACCTCATCCTTTCTTTTCTTGGCAAACTATTCAATTTATCTGGTCAGTACACCTTGACCTAGCTGGCGAAGCATTCGGCATCTGGGATAAAACAAAGGAAGGAATGCAGATATGGCCTATTACTCCTGATAAAATAACAGCACTTCCGCAATTCCCTGATAAACCATTCTTTGTTCTATCACTACAAGACGGACAGCATGAGATTCCGTATGACCAAGTCTTTTGGATGGTTGATCCAAACCCCGCAGCACCATATGCACGCGGCTCAGGAATAGCACAGGCATTAGACACTGAGCTTAACATTTACAAGAAGACAGGAGAAACCCTTGACGGTTTCTTTGACAGACAAGCACGTCCTGACTTACTCATTAGTGGCAAAGGTCTCAATCCAGAAAAGACAAAGAGTATGGAAAGAGAATGGCGACAGAAGCTTACAGGCTTCTGGAACGCCTTTAAACCGCATTTCATTAGCGAGGAAGTTGACGTAAGAGAATTTAAGCAGGACTTCCAAAGCGTTCAATTCATTGAGTTACAAAAGTTAACACGAAATACGATAATACAAATCTTAGGGTTGCCACCGGAAATTGCAGGGATTAATGAGAATAGTAACCGGGCGATGATTGAGTCTGCTGATTTATTCTTTGCTAAATGGACATTAGCACCACGACTTAACATGATGCAGCAAGCGTATCAAAAGCAAATCGTGCCGATGTTTGATGACACGGGACTTATCGAACTCGATTATATCAGTCCAGTAGCAGAAGACAAGTCTTACGAACTCGAGGTGATACAAGCAGCGCCATACGCATTCTTGGTCGACGAAATACGCGAAAGAGCGGGAGAGGACCCTTTGCCTGATGGGCGAGGGCAGGTCTTACCAATGCCTATGGCAGTCTCACTTACACGAATCGAGGACTTGGTTCCTGATGCTGGCACAATAAATCCTGATGGTACAACTGCACCAGCAGAACCAACAGGCGAAACCCCTGCCCCGAACGCAACCGAACCGAGTGCAGAACCCTTAATGACCCCGGCAGGATCACCACCCGTAAACGTAGGGTATTCTGCAAGATTTGGAAAAGGCAGGCGCATCACAACGGGTAGGGGTTATTCGATTAGACTGAGGCGTTAACCATTGGTTAACCAGAGGTAGGTGGTAAGATGACACTAGCGAAAGATATTAAACGTGGGGAAATGATTCGCAAGGTCTTTGATCTTGGCGAAGTTAAGGATCTTAGTTATACAGATGATGATGGCGAGAAGATCCAGAAACTTAGTTTTACAATCACAAGTAATCGGAGAGATAGAGATAAAGACGTTGTCAATCCCGCAGGTGCAATCATAGACGATTATGCAAACAACCCTGTCATGCTATGGGCGCATCAATATACAGACTTCCCTATTGCACGCTCTGTTGAAATGTCTAGGATGATGGCTCCTAAAGCAGATGGGAGCGAATCTCATCTCATTAACGCTATCGTTGAATTTCAACCCGATTCTAATTATCACGAATCTTATGCAGGTATCAGAGGGAGCATGGTCTACAAGATGTATAAGACCAAGTTCCTGAACGCTGTTTCAATTGGCTTTGACCCTTACGAGTGGGAACCGATAGAAGAAAAGTCCGGCAAAACACCTACTGAACTTCTTGATCTTATGGGAACGGGCGGCACGCACTTTACTAAATGGGATATGCTAGAGTTCAGTGCAGTTCCAGTCCCATCAAACCCTGATGCATTAGTCGATCGAAAGATGCGCAAAGAGATGAACAAAGAACTCAGGACTTGGGCCACTAATACGCTTGTCGAATGTGAACGCTGTAACAAAACAGAGGACGGAGGCATTAACAAAATGATTTTGGATGAAAAAGAAGTAACGATTGAGAAGGCGGGGGCCGTCCTCTCAGGACCAAACAAAGCAAAGCTGCAACAGGCTAGTGACAATATTCTATCAGTTCTAGCATCAGCAGAATCTAACGCACCGGCGGCACCAGCTGCGCCCGCAGCACCAGCTAAACCAGCACCAGCAAAACCAAACGCACCAGCGGCAGCATCTACTGAACCAGTAATAACAGCAGCATATCCGCTTGGTCATGATATGGCTGATATACTAAAGCAAATCGAGATACAGCATATTGCAGACACGATGAAGGCCGATGATGTTATTCCAGTAGTGGATGACGGAGAAAAACCTGAAGATATGGTCTCAGTTGATATGAACGATCTTGCTGAGATCACAGGACTAAGCACAGAAGACGTAGAGACGTTATTAGAAAGCCTTAACGCGCAAGGCGAAGGCGACAAAGAAACGGAGGAATAGAATATGGCGACAAAAGAAATGAGCCGCGCTCAGTTGAATGCACTATTCGAGCAATCAACAGATAAAAAGAAAGCGGCTGACGCAGAGATGCGCAAGGATAATGAAAAGCAAGCCCAAACCCTGCGCAGCATGTTAGCAGATGAAAGACAGGCTATGGACAAACAAGGCGGTGTAAGCCTCGTAGGTGGGGTAGCACTAGCGTTTGCAGCATCACAAGGCAATCTTGGTATTGCACGTGAATACGCAAGGACCAAGTGGGGCGCTGGCAATGTTGTCGAGAAAGCCCTTAACGCAAGCACTGATACAGCAGGAGCATTCACTATTGAGGAAACCCTTTCAACTGACCTGATTCCAATGCTTAACGCAACGGCGATCATGAGGAAGATGGGCGCTTCAACTCTACCACTCGTTAACGGGCAACTTAAGATCCCGAAGATGACAGGCGGAGCAACGGCTGCATATCTTAGTGAAGGTGCAGTAATAGCGGCATCACAACAGACCTTTGGTCAGCTACTCTTACAAGGTAAGAAGCTTGCTGCTAAAGTGCCAATCTCAAGAGACTTGCTCAAGTTCAGCGCACAGAACGTTGATCAGATTGTCAGAGCGGACATAGTCACTAGACTCTCACTTAGAGAAGACCTAGCATTTATCGAAGGCACAGGCGACGCAGGTACACCTCACGGTATTCGAGACTTGATGCTACCCGCAAACAAGATCGCACAGACCGCAACTCCAACCGCAGTTACCGCAACGACAGACGCAGGTCGATTGGTTACGCTGCTCGACAATGCAAACGTACCTGCTACGAAGAGAGGATGGATCACCAGACCAGAGGTCAAGAACTGGTTGGCTACAGTTAGAGAAGCCACGGGTGCATTAGCATTCCCAGAAGTTCAGGCATCTGACAGATGGTGGGGCTATCCAATAACGACATCGAATCAAATCACAGTGGATGGAACGACAAGCTGTTATCTTTACCTTTGCGAGTTCCCAGAGCTCATCATAGGTGATGCATATACACTTGAAATCACTGCATCAGACACAGCAGCATACACTGATTCAACAAGCACCCTAGTCTCTGCATTCGACAGAGATGAGACAGTCATTAAAGCAATAGAAATGCACGACTTTGGTATGAGGCATAATGCTTCAGTAGCGGCATTGACTGGCTGTACGTGGGGGCACTAATCTAGCTTAATCTAAGCTAGAATAGGAGGTAAAGAAAATGGGAAAAGCTAGAGGATATTTAGCAAACACAGTGGTTAAAGTTGGCGGGGCTGGACACGCTACCGGAGCGGGGGCGGTCACGATATATCCCGTTGACCTCGACTCCTTAACAACGGGGCAGAGGCCGACGTGGTGTAAGATCATCTTCGCCGCACAGAAAACAACCGGTGGGACTCTTTCAAACGTAGCCCTAACGCCATTGACGGGAACAACTAGTTCACCAGCGACAGGCATGACGCACTATCCAATAAGCGTCCCGGTCGCATCGGATGTGACTCACGGCGCAGTCGCAGCGGGGGGTACAGGCGAGACGGGCAGGTATACTCAGGTCTATGATATTGACCTGATGGACAGTCAAGTTAGAACGTGGCTCGGATGCACCTGCACGATATCAGTCACGTCGAGTGACACGCTTGACTGGGCTTTGGTATTCGTCTTTGGTGGATTTAACGAACTACCAGTAACGAACACCGCAATGGCAACGATGGCCTAAAGGAGAGTAACAAACTCTCCACTCCTTTATTTTAGGAGGTCAAAATATGTCAGCATCATGGACAGTAACTAGTACAAACGACACGAATATGACGGCTTATATAGCATATCGTTTAGCGCAAGACGGCATAGTCGTAACACTTGACCAAGCAATTGCAGAACTGCTATTAATGGCAGGGATTCCGCACGATGCAGGTAGCACGTCTCGCAACTCGCCGGGCATAAAGACACACGGCAACTACTTCCATATTCTATAGGTGGAATCATGGCACAAATGGTAGCGTATATCAAAGAAGTCAATGGTAGACACATTGGCGACGGAGTATTCTATGACGAAGTAGAAGCAGCCAGACTCATAGAACGTGGCGTAGCAATGGATGCAAGAGAGTATCGGAAGATGCTCGAAGATAAGAAGGAACATGCAAAAGAGATGCGTGCAGATCGTAAAGAAGCAGCAGATAAGAAAGCACCTGAAGCACCCAAGAAAGACAAGATGATTCGTGCTCCAATGAGAAAGAAGTGATCTCTGATGACAGGTAGAACACGATACGGCTCGAACGTCGTGGACACAGAACAGATTTACGATGCTTGCGTTACGTATGCAAAGATAAGTGATGAGGCAAAGGCGTCAATCGCTGCACTAGATACGACCGCATTAGCGGCGGCGAAAGTAGCGGATAAAACCGTTGTTAAATATCTCTCAGTCAGTCTTTACGGAACAGGCACACAAACTATTCCTATATGCACAGTTCCTAGTATCTCAACAGTCACGCGAGTTATCACCGTTTGCGAAGCGTCAAGAGTAGGCACAACGGGAACGATAGATATAGGCGACACAGGCGACACTGACGGATTCTTAGCGACGGCGAATATAGGTAAAACGCTTAATGATATTACCGGAGATGACCCCGCAAGTTATGGTGTTTATCTTTGGGTTCCTGCTGTTCAGACAGCAACTGCCGCAGCATTAACTGGATCAAACAGCTCACTTGCACTTACTGGCGCAAATAGCACATGGACGTTTGAGGCAGGTGCTGAAACAGGTGGAGCTAATTCTACATTATCAGAGACAGGGACAAACAGCACTCTTAGTCTTTCATCCGGCGGGAATTGGGCAGTTACGACGTACGGACATAGGCGAACGAAGACATATCTCACTGACACAGTTATCAATGCGACAGTTACGAAAGGCGACAACACAGCGGGAACGATGGGCATCTATGTCTATTACGATAAACTGGTGGCATCAACATGACCGAACCATTAGATCCGTGTACATTTGGCATGCCTGTTAGAATCGTAGGCACAGGCGGCAGTACAGCACCAGTAGCAGGATCAGTAACCTGCCCAGCGACAGCAGGAACGGCAGTAGTCTTAGGAACACAGGCATGCGCAAGTGGCATGTTATGGGTAAGCGCACCAGCAACGAACACGATTGACGTAGTAGTAGGAACGGCGACAACTAATCTACCTATTACGATGACCTCAGGTGCTACGATGGTCTTCCCAGTATCAAATGCAAATCTAATTTTCTGCAAGAGCACTACTTCAAATGCTGCTCAAGTTCTAAACTGGATTGCTCTTTAAGACGTTAACCAGAGGCTAACAATGACAGAACAAGGCACGTGTATAATGTGCAGAAAAGACGCACTAGGGCATTTAATCTCACATGATTCAGTAGGAGAACCCTACGTTGATTCAGAGGCGGGGGACTTCCTCTGCTTTGAATGCGAAAAGAAGGAAACCAAAAAGTTAAGAAAGGAGGCTAAGACAAATTATGGCAGGTAATGCAGTATATGATAATGCGATAACGCATATGGCGATAGGTGAGGTGACGTGGAATAGCGGTGATACGGACATTAAGGTGATTCTAAACGTCAACCAAGCACCAACAAAGACCGACGCACATTGGAGTGATGTCGGTGAAGATGAGGTCACAGAAGCATCAGCAGGTTACGACCGATGCACTATGGCTATCGGCACACTGACGACAGCGCACATGGTCAGTACGGTAACACACTTCGAGAGCACAGCAACCGCATGGACAAGTGCAACGTTCACAGCGTATTACGCTTCAACGTGTCACGGTGCTACTCAAACAGCAGCAAATCCACTACTCTCATATCACAACCTAGGCACTCAGGCAGTCGTAGCGGGGACACTCACACTCACTTGGGCAAACGCAAGCGGTGGAGTATTCACGATGACGGCAAGCGCGGAGACATAAGTCTAGATGGAACTGGTACGACCAACGGCAGGAGCTGGGGCTATGCCCCCAGTAGTCACTGTTAAACACGGCCCCTGCATTAACTGCAAGCACTGGATGGATCTACACTGCATGATCTTCAAGAAGCCGGATGAGGAATTAGAGTGTAATTTTTGCGAGGATTTTAGTTAAGGAGGTCCAAATGACCGGCAAACCTATGGACCCTGATGACAAGCAGGAGTTCATTAATCAGGTTAACTCTGAGCCTGACGAATGGATGATGATATGTAAAGCGTACCCCCCTAAAGTCACGGTAAAGAACGATATCTTCCCACGTCAACACGAAATATACAATTGTACAAGTTGTAGACGTGGAAGAGAATTACCACAATTCCCAAAAGACACAGAGAACTATAACTGCCGTTGTACGTGGGACGGTCTGGAACACATAGGCCCTAGATGGAATGACACTGGTTGTTCTAACTGGGATCGTAAAATCCCGATTCCTAAACATGGTTTCATGCCCAGAGTGGAGAGTGGAAGCTACGATAAACGCGATAGGCGTTAGGTAAACAAAAGATGACTGTTCACGAAGCTAATGCAGTAGTCAAATATACAACGTGGCCCGCGTCACCCGGGAAAACCATAGATAACGAAATGGGGGCCGCCGCATACGACGGAACCGCAATAGACGACGATTATGTATTACTCCCATCGGGAGCTACGGCATTTGATTTCACGGACTCTACCGATGAGGTACACATCACTAAAGGCACGTCTATTAATAATCCCTCGCTTGTAACATGGGAATTTCTGTTTTACTTAACGGCGTTACCGGCGGGGGATACAACACCCCTTATTAGAAAGGGTAGTTTTAAACTTAATTTACTTCACAACGGCACGTTAGAAATATATCGCCCTAATGCGGCGTTTAGCGGGGGGCGCGATTACAGCACATCAGGTAGTTTCGCAGCCACCGGCGGTAACTGGTATTTTGTTCAGGTAACGTGGGATATGACCGATTGGGATAATACCCCGGTCTTTAAGGTAAATAACGCATCTAAAGCGCTGCAAAATTGGAGCGGCTCGATAAGCGATTGGGCGAGTGATTCCGCGTTCAACGCGGCACTCTTTAATACGTTAAGTGGATCGGTATACCTACCTGCCAAATTAGCCCTCTTCCGATGGCATAACGTTATATTATCTGATGCCGAGATGACTGATAATTATAATAACGATCTATGGCGCACTTCAACAGGCCCCTACATATTTATGACTACTGTTGCGGGCAGCACATCATCTTCAGTTAGTCCAAGTATTACTAACGTTCCCGATGCGACTAATGCAACCTATACACAAACGACCGTATCATCCACAGTAAGCGCAAGCGTTAGTCCGGTCGTCACGAAAATCAGCAATCCAACGTATACTGAGGCAACGGTTCCAAACTCGACTACTTCAATTCCTACAGTAGTCTCTTCAATAGTTCAAAGTCCAACGTATACACAAACTGCTGTTCCAGACTCGACAGCAACCACGCAAACAGTAGTGCCTTCAATAGTTCAGAGTCCAACATACACTGAGGCAACAGTCCCTGACTCGACAGCAGCAACGCAAGTAGTTGTTCCTTCAATCGTGCAGAATAGGTCAGTCAATGAAGACCCGCAACCACACGCGATAACAGCAGTCCCAACAGTAGGCGTAACACTAGAGTCAAATCCTACTTACACAGAGAGCACAATACCAACTTCTTCTACATCTTCTATCTCACCAACGCCCTCAATTTTACAAGACCGTGAGTATACAGAAGCTACTATCCCTAACACAACAGCAGAGACACAGGTAGTTGTTCCTTCTTTAATCTGCAATCCAACTTATACAGAATCAACGATTCCCTCTACTGCGTCAACTATACCAGCAGTAGTTCCTTCAGTAGAACAGGATCGGACATATACACAATCGACTATTCCAAATGCGACAGAAGAAACACAAGTAGTTGTTCCTACAATAGTTCAGGATCGGGGTTATACAGAAACAACAATACCAACAACTACCACATCAATCCCTGCCGTTGATGCATCAGCAGGTCAAAATGCAACATATACGCAAACAACTGTCCCAGATACAACCTCTGAAACACAAGTAGTTGTTCCTTCTATTATTCAAAGTCCGACATATACAGAAACAACAATACCCACTGTAACAGCAGAAACACAAGTAGTTGTGCCCTCGACTGTTTCTAATCCAACCTTTACAGAAACGGTTGTACCTACTACAGAATCCGTTTCGGTTATTCCAAGCATATCAGCAGAAGGTAACGCGACATGGACAGCGTCTACCATTCCAGATGCAACAGCATCGACACAAGTAGTTGTTCCCTCGTTAATCTCCAACCCTACGTTTACTGAGGCTATGCTTCCAACTACTGAGTCCTCAATACCTTCAGTAGTTCCTTCAATCTTACAAGACCGGGGGTTTAATGAGGCGGCCATTCCCTCAACTGAGTCATCAATACCCGCAGTGGTTCCATCTGTTGATGAATCAAATCCTACGTTCACACAAACAGTAGTTCCTAATACAACCACAACATCAAACGTTCCGAGCATATCATCTGAAGGCAATTGTATATGGACACAATCAACTGTGCCTAACGCAACAGCAGAAACACTAGCCGTTGTGCCTTCAATCTTACAAGATGCAGCTTATACCGAGTCTACCATTCCAACTACTGAAACATCAATACCCGCTGTTGTAGTTACGTATGAAAAGAACGTCAATTTCTTCTTTAATATAATTCCTGATGTGGTTGCTGCTACCCCTACAGTGGTTCCTTCAATAGAGCAGGATCGGACGTATGCTGAAGCGACCATTCCTAGCAGCACAACTACTGTTCCGAGCGTAGTCCCCTCAATCGTGCAGGACTCATCTTATACTGAAGCCACAGTCCCGACAACATCAACAACATCAGTAATTCCTAGTATATCGACAGAAGGCAATTACGCATGGAACCAGTCAACAGTTCCTAATACGGTTACTTCTATTCCAGCAGTAGTTCCTTCGATTTCTATAAACGTAGCGATGTCCTGTCCGGGAGCGACAACATCAACGCCAGCAGTAGTTCCTTCAATCTCAAGCAGCCCGTCGTTTACTGAAGTAACCATTCCAAACGTAACGACCTCAGTCCCGGCAGTTATAGTCACATCATCAGCAAATCCAAATGTCGATATGTCTACTCCCGGAGTGGTTGCGTCTGCTAATCTATGCAGAGCACTACAAACGATCTATCCAACAATCGAAGTGACGCTAATCGAAGCTGGCGGCATGACTGCAACTGCCTTAGAAGATGCAATAACGGAAATTACACTGATTGAAAAAGCGAATGAGACTGATACTATCATTAAAAAATCTGATGTTAGCGGCATAATCCTGATAGAAAATCAAGACTTGGCGGTGAGTTGTGGATCATGACTACGATCATACCCCTTATTGAAATGAGGCAAGGAGAGACAAGAAGTATTACAGCGACGGTTGAAACGGCAGCCCTTGCTAAAGACGACATAACAAACTTTGTATTTGAATGGAGAATGTGGCATATTCTAACTGGAACAGTAGTCACTAAAACAGTAGGTGACGGAATCACTATCTCAAATCAAACAACGAACAGAGGTGAAGTCGTTATCACCTTAGAAGATGACGACACGACAGACCTTGCCCCACTCACGTATGACCATCAGTTAAGAATGGACTATGGGGGATTTACGCAAGTTATGATGAAAGGACTACTCCAACTTGATCCAAGTCTTGTTATTCCGGAGGCAGCACCATGAACGAATCAAGCGATGAAGGTGGCTACTCTGTACGATACGCAGTAAACACGATCACACCACCCGCGAATTACCCAGTAGAAACTGACGACATGATGAACTTCCTCAAGATGGACTACTCAAACCCCGCACTCGCAAGAGAACGACAGTTCATTGAGGATCTAATCGCTGGCGCTACAACTTTATTAGAACTATACACAGGCCGGGCGTTCATGACGCAGACGCTTGAGATGGTGCTTAAACCTAGATTAAAAGTAATCCCGAAACTTGCCGGGTTGACCTACGCATACGAAGCGTTGCCCGGGCTTATCAAACTATATCGCCCTCCATGTCAGGAAGTAACAGGGGTTTGTGCAGTTGAACAGGATGGAACCACGCATGCGCAACCTGATGACTCTTACGTAGTCAACATCGAAACGCAGCCCGCAGAACTACAATTGGTTTACGGGGCTGTTTGGATCTACTACATCAGGGGTTATTACAGGATTCAATATACCGCAGGATACGGAGACACGATTGATAAAGTGCCACCACTCATAAGACAAGCGGTCAGACTCACGGTTGCACAGTGGTATGGTGCACGAGAACTGCATGACTACTCACTGCCAACGTTAGCTACTGATTTAGTACAGAGTTATAGAATTGAAGCTGGTGAACTGTAGTGCCGACTACTAGATATCAGTGGGTTTCCAGAGATCCTACAAAGTCCGCGCTGGGCTATCAAAGATGGGTACGTGTTCGTAATCCGGGCATGGGGACTGAACTCGCAAACATGGACAAGATGCTCATTGTTCAGCAGCCGAAGGGGACGATTGACACAGCAGGGGGTACACCTCAAGACTGGGAAGATTACATTGTCGGTCCTGACGGCGTCGGCATTCCTGCGGATATCCAAGACCCACGCCCTGAGACTGCAATTATGGCATTAGCAGAGAATATCACCTTAACACACACAATACGAATCAGATACGATACAAGAATCAAGGCAGATATGCGAGCTAAATGGTATTTCGAGAGTGCTTGGCATTATGCAAGGATTCACACAGTCGCACCTACTACTAACAATACGTGGATGATGCTCGATTGTAAAGAACACACGACTCAAGCGGGGGCTTACTGATGGCAGGAGTATCCGCTAAATTGGACGCATCCGTAATGATACAACGGTTCAACGCAGCAGAACCCAAAATCAAAAGAGCGGTATCTGACAAGTTGAATCGGTTAGGACTCTTAACGGCATCAAGATTAAAAGCCGCAGCTCCTAGAGCATCAAGTAACATGGCAAATAAGATTCATTCGATAAACGGCAGTGCAAATAATCCAACAGTTCAGGTCGTTGCTGATGCTAAATATACGACGTGGGTGGACAAAGGAACTAAACCACACCCTGTAAGCGCAGAAGGGCAAGCCGCTCTTGCGAGTTGGGTAGTTACAAAGCATCTTAATCTAGGTGGCGCTACACCTGAATCGGTTGCATTCCTAATTGCCAGAAGCATCGGCAAGAAAGGTACGAAAGCCGCTAACTTTATTGATCCGGTAATCACTCCTGCAAAAGCTGAGGCAATAGCTTTGATGAAAGGATTGCTAGGCGAGGTCAAGATATGATTAAGAAAAGTCCTCAGTATGATCTAAGAGAGCTGTTCTACTCAGTCTTGCATAACGCTGTGACGTATGCTGGTGCTTATGTGCCCGTCTATGAGGCCGTTCCCAAAGGTCAGGCGTTTCCGTATATCGTAATTGAAGATTGTCTCTGGACTAATGAAGATACGAAAGACGCATGGGAAGAGGACTACGTTCTGAGGCTGGGCATTTACACAGGATACGGCGGGACGCTTGACAACTGTGCTATCCTCGACAGTGTTTACCAGACGATCTCTACGATTTACCAAGCAGGGAACCTTCAGTTTATTCAAACACCGACTAGAAGCGACTTCTGTTTAACGATGTTCTGGTTCGGCAGTGGTGAGACTAGAGTAATGCGCCCGGAAGAAACAGGGTTGGAAGAAGAATTAGAACGAACATCATTGGAATTAATGTGTAGAGTTAAGCAACTGCGATAAGAGGGGGTTAGATGCAAAAGAAAATCAAAGTAGGAACTGCTAAAGCGATTGCTGATGCTAAGGCTGTTGACGTCTCGACGGATAAACCAACAGCACCCAAAGCAAAGCAAAGTGATATGTGGACTGTTTATAACGCAGTCTTAGAGCGATTCGATGCGGAAGAAATCGCAGTCAATTCAGATAATGACCCGAACCGCGTCGAAATAGAAGAAGATTTTGTTAAAGATTGTTCGGCTATGATCTCTGAAAGAATGGGTACGCCGCCTGAATATGCCCCATATAATTTTGAGGCAAAAGTAACGTGCGTTGTTGTTAAAGGCAACGATACAGGACTCAGGTTGGATTTGCTCAAACAGGCAGTGAGAAATGCCCTGATGAAAGAGCCGTTAGATTTTGGAACGTTTCAGGTCAGCACAGTCGTAACAGATGAAGCTGACTCGAAAGTAATCGGTTTCCGTCAGAGTGTTATAACTCTGAACATGCAAGCCGAACGTAAAACAAAAGGTAGGTGGTAAAGATGGTTAGTTGCTACCCAGCAACATTTGAAAACGGAACAGACACTAGAATATACATAGACACAGCCCTATCGGGAACTCCCTCGTGGATAAAGATAGGCGGCGAAACGACAAGCGACTTAGATATAAAACCGAAAACAGCAGAAGGCGACAACAAGGACTCCGTAGGAGGATTGAGCCTTCCCGTTGGTTATGACTGGACTATGAGTGCAGAAGCACAGTGGGATCTTGATGACCCCGGTCAAGTGCTTATCAGAGCGATGCCTATAGGGTTAATCACTCGACGTATCGCATTCAAGCCCTCAGGTTCGTCTACTGGGTACTATGGTTACTGCAACGTCGGATGGAAAGTGACCGCAGGAAATCGTGCTATCCAGAAAATGTCCATAACCATAACCGGATGCGGCGAGATAACCTACGCGTGAGGTAGAGCACAATGGCAACGACAGTAGCCGGAGTAACCTATACTTCACACGTCTGCGACCCGCTCGTAGGACTTAACTGGACTACGCACGTCGCAGCAGCAGTACAGCCGGGCGACATCACACCCACACTAACGCCAAACTCGTTTACGAACACCGGCCATACTCTATTCGTTCACATCAACGCAGCCGTAGGAGCAAAGACCGTCGTGTTCAACGCGGGTAGCTGTAACTTTGGGACAGACCACGACTTGACAGTATCTACGGACGCAAGCACGACGCAGGTTTATGGTCCTTTTGCGGTAAGTGAATTTGGCACTACAGTAACGTTCTCTTGCGGAGCCGCAGACACGGACATTGCAAGCGTTAAGGTGCTCATTATAGAAGTGCCGTTTGTAAACTAGGAGGGAAAGAACATGACAGCACCAACTGAAGTAGATGTCGCAGTGCAAGTTTCAACATATGCAGATACTATCCCGTTGACTCCGAGTCTTGATAACGTCGGGCTTAATGCAACGATGCACACGGTCGCGGGGGATGACATCACATACGGAATCCTGTATCACGATACTGGCAGAGAAGTCATCATAGTCAGGAAGACATCAGCAAGTGAAACTATAATGACCGTGACAAGCAACGCATGCAGTCAGGGATTCACTACAGTCCACAACGTAGTCGCGCACATGCAAGCAGGAGACAGCACACCTACGTATAAAATCTTAGGGCCGTTTGAGCCTTCACGATGGGCGACGACATACGGAACTGTAGGAGATGCAGTTACGCTACGCGGTAAAATAGTATTCACCGGAACAACGACAGGGCTCGAAGTTATGATTCTAAGAGTCCCGATCTGCGGAGATTGAAGAGGATTAAACTAAATTGGCAAACCCACATAAAGGCGAAATCGAAGTTAAACTGAACAAGTCGATCTCTAAAGGGCTCCTTAAACCACACGGCGCAGTCCGTTTTAAAATGGACTACAACGCGATGGCTGATGCCGAACTAGAGTTCAAAGGCGGCGCTACGATGATTCAAGTATTAAATAGAATGGTCGTAGACCCGACAAACGTCAGTTTCCATGACACTAGAGTACTACTCGAATATGCACTCAAGCACCAGTTCCCAACGCTTGATAGAAACCTAGCAGGAAAGATCCTAGAGGAAGAGGACTTCAACTACGTCACACAGAAGTTAGGTGAAGCGATCAACCTTGCTTTCGAGGGCAATATCATATCCTCAGAAGATATGAAAAAGTACAAAGAAGGCGACGAGTTCACTAGATCAGAAGAAGACCTGACTGCTGGCGCAGAAGAAGGAGCTGACGAAACAAAAAACTAAGTCTGTTCGATTGGAAGGCGATCACGGAGGTAGGACTTGGATTACTACAACTCAGTCACGATGAACTGTTCGCGCTTACACCGTATCAGTTCTTGCAGCTTTACAGGGGCTATGAAACTAGAGAGAAGTTGTCAGCAATACACAGAGCAGAACTCCTTGTCACAATCGTTAACTCTAATCGGTGGGATGACAAACAGAAAGTCATTGACGTAGGCGATGTGCTTCCGTGGTATGATGACTACATTGCAGGAAATGAGACTGACCTGACAAGAGGACAACCTGAATATGTAGCGCCTATAAGGGAAACAGATGAAAGCGTACCGCAACTTGAGCGAATCACAAAAAGACTTCTTGAAGATAAGGGCTTAGATGACGTTGAGAAAGGTTCTCCTGAATGGCTTGCAGCGGAAGAGACTGCTAAGAAGTGTCTTACCGGCGGTGCTGGAGAATACGTCGAGAGTAAGAAATCAGAGATTGCATTTAAGAAAGCAGACCCTGCAGAATGGGGAGAGAAACCACCTTGGGATGATGAGGACTAACTAAAGATGGCATCTGATGTAATTGTCAAATTCGGCGCAGATTTAACCGAGCTATCTAAAGCTTTTAAACAAGCGGAAGACGATTCAAAAGGGCTAGGTTCTAGCCTATCAAGCGCCATGACCTCTATAGGTGGTGGCTTAAAAGATGCTGGAATGGCAATGTCTGCGGCGGTCACGGTGCCTATTGTGGCGATTGCGACCTTTGCGATGAAGTCTGCTTCTGATGTCAATGGCGCGATGCGTTCTATTGAGAGGCAGACGGGGTTAACCGGAGCTGCACTTGATTCAGTAAAGACTCAATTTTTAAACGTAGCTTCTAATGTTCCTGAAGATATCGGCAAAGTCAGCTCAGTATTTACCACACTTATCTCGACATTGGGGTTAATCGGGCCACAATTAGAATCGGTCAGCAAACAGATGATCGATATGGCGCGTATCATGGGTGTCGATGCGGTATCTGCCGCTGAATCCCTCTCCACTGTTTTTAAAGCATTCAATGTTCCGGCTTCTGAGATGGGCAACCGTATGGATGAATTGACCTATGTTTCTCAGAACACAGGCGTAGGCTTTGACGATTTATCAGATACGATGGCTAAGGCAGCACCCATCGCTCGCGCAGCAGGAATTGGTTTCGATGAAACTGCTGTAATGATTGCGAACTTTGCAGCCGCAGGACTTCCCGCACGTCAGAGTATCTCAATGCTCTCTTCTGTAATAACTAAACTAAGTGCAGATGGAAAAGACGCAGGAACAGAATGGACTAAGTTAATTCAACGATTTAAAGAGGGTAAAGAGTCCGCTGATGATATTGCCCTCTTAGGTGCGAATGTAGTTAAGTTTAGAGATGCCGTTAAGACTGGGAAGATCGGCACTGACGAATTGATGGATGGTATTAAAGCATCTCACGGTTTGATTGAGAAAGAATCTGAAGCTACTAAAACATTCGGCGAACGTTTACAAATCCTCAGAAACCGTTTAGAGATCGCATTCGCGCCTATCGGAAGCGCGATATTTGCTACGCTTAATGCTTTACTCGATCTACTTAACCCGGTTATTGATATAGTACTTGGCATCACCAAAGCGTTTGAAACTCTGCCAATGCCGATTAAAATGGTAATCGTAATTATCGGTGGGATAGCAGCAGCATTAGGTCCGGTGCTTCTAGTAGTGGGAATGATAATAGCAAGTTTAGCGCCGCTTGGCCCGATGATTGCCACAATCTTTGGCTTCTTAACGGGTGGGGGTATAATGGCGGCGCTTGTGGGAATCGCCGGGATAATAACCCCGTTCTTACCTCTTATCGCAGGGATCTTGGCAGTGGTAATTGCGATAACTATACCACTCATCGCCATCGGACTTGCCCTTGTAGAAGCGTGGAGACATTCTACTGAACTGCATGATATCTTTAATAAAATAAAAACAATCCTCAGTGAGTTCGCAGGGCACATGACAGCCGCGTTTGGCAAGTTAATGAGCGGCGACATTAAAGGCGCACTTGATGAAGTCAAGAAAGGGTTTACCGATCTAATTGCTGAGGTCAAGAAAATAGACTGGGCGACTGTTGGAAAGGAGATTATCACTCAAACAGTTAAAGGGATTCGAGGCGACATCGAACTTATTAAAGGAGTATGGGACGAAGTCAGAACGACGATAGCCAATTGGATCAACCAACAGAACTGGGAAGATGTTGGCAGTCAGTTAGCAGGTATAATAGTAAAGGCATTTAGAGGGGCGCTTAATATCGGTCAGGCGCTTAACGAAGCAATAACGGCTGGAACATCCGGCGGGCCGATGACTGACGCAGAACAAGCTGCTGATGCGGCAAAATATGCAGCAGGCAAGCCATCCCAAAAATATTATGGCCCTGTTCCCTCAGAAGTAACTTCAGCAGGCGGAACCCCGGAATCATATGGGGAATCACAGGGTTGGGTTCCTGAAGGTGGGTCGAAGCTGATGACGCAGGATACCACCTCACTAACTGCTGCCGGTGTAAAAGCCGCCGAAGCATTCGTAAAAGGGCTGAGAGATGCACTTGGTGCATACTTCAGAGATGGCGCGTTTGAAAGCGATGTAGGAAAATGGGTATCCACCATTAACTGGCTTAACGTTGCGTTATTAATTATAGGGGGCATCATTGCATCACTCACGCTCGGCGGATCTGTATACGGCCCGTTAGCAGGGAACGCAATAGGTGGTGTGATTAGGTCGGGACTTACAGGAATGTCATGGATAGATATCGCGGGGCTGATCTTGCAGGGTATATACACGTCCATAATGTTAGGGGCCCCATTATGGGGGCCAATGATAGGCAATGCGATTAAGGATCTAATTACCACCGCGCTTGTCGCAGTATTTGGCAAAGACCCGCTGAATATCGCATTTGTAGTAGGACTTACGTTTGGTCCTTTGGGTATGGCTACATATTTAATTGTGAAATGGCTTTATGACACCTTCATTGCGCATAGCACTAAATATATTGTGTTTGATATACAAGGTCTTGCTTGGGGTGAAGGATTTTTACAAGCGGTTTATAATGCGATTGTCTGGTTAGCAGGGTTCGTTGCTAAGTCGATTCCGTTTATCTTATCAGGCCTAGCGTGGATGGGGGGATTTGCCAAAGACGTTTATGATGCGATTGTGTGGATTTATAATAATGTAAAAGGCGCGTTAGCTATTGCTTTTGGGATTTCTGTTACTGGAGATTCTGGTCTACTTCAAACAGTCTATGATACGTTAAAGAATATAGCGGCACTATTCGGTAAGACTGGCTTTAGTACCCTTTCAGGGGGCATCACTTTTGATGTTAAAGTTTTAAATCTTCAAGCACTCGAAGACCTTTATACCAAAATAAAGAACGTCGTTGACCAGATCAAGAATATCCCTTCAAGCGTTCTAACAGAATTAAAGAAGTTACCGGGTGTTTCTGAAGGTCTTGCTCTTCTCAGTATGCAGAGTGGCGGGGTCATCGGTCCACGTTCCGGGGGCGTTCCTGTAATGGTCGCAGAAGCAGGAAAAGCAGAAGCCATTATCCCCGAAGATCTGTTTTGGGGCATCGACCCTCGGATTTTGGATTCACTACCTAAATACGGAAGCGGGGCAATCGTAGGATCAACAAACCTTCCGTCAGGAAACGTAAGGCAAACGTCCGCAGTGATACCCAACACAGAATACAACGCTTACGTAACAGTGGACTCGGAAAATATCACTAGAAAGGTTTTCCAAGCATTCCAAGAAATGGAGAACTATCATCATCTTTAATGGAGTAAGTCAAGATGTCGGAAAAATGGATTCTTAAAACGGAAGATGGGGCAGTCTATAATCTTAATACTGAATTTATGCACGAAGAGAATCCGAACTTCCCTTCTTATTACTCAAGATATGATCTATTAAAAGGCGTTACAGGCCACCATGGAATGCCCGTTTCCTATACCTCAGATGTGGTACCCTACATTGCAGGAGCGGAAAAGCGCCAGATGCAACGAGGGGTTAGGACGGTTTATCTCCCTATCAGAATATGTGGCACAGACGAAGCAGACTTTCATAAGAACTTTTCACGGATTCGACAATCGCTCCGACCTGAGAATGAGATTGAACTGTGGGTTACAAATAAAGAAGGAAGAACGAGGGTGCTCTATTGTCAGTATTCTAAAGGGTTTGAATCTGTCGTAGATGATTGGAACAAAGGTCCTAACTGGCAGAAAGTTCCGCTTTATGTCGAAGCCTTTGATCCGTATTGGTATGATGCACCGGGATCTGAAATCTCAAGAAACTTCTCAAGTTCTCCGTGGTCTGAAAACTTTTTTACCTTCACTCACTCTGTAGGACTCGCTCAGGATGCGCATATAGGGGATACACAAATAGCTCTTACAAATACCGCAAACTGCATACCGAGTAAGGCTGTTGAGATTCGTGGAGCTAAGTACACTATTGAAGACGATTATACCTTTGATCCTAATATGGTTCCAGACCCTGAAGACAATCCGTTTGGCAATCAAATCGTTGAAACAAACGTAACGGTTGCTATCAATGTAGAAACACCCGCCGCAAATCAGCCAGTCGTCGTATCTGGAAAGCTCACGGCACAAACACAGACGTCAGCCGTCGCGCAGTCAAACCAACAAGTGAACGTTCAAGTAGCGAACATCACGCAGATACAAAGCACGGGGGCTATCACTGGTTCAGGGAATACTATAAACTATGGATCACAAAGTATCTCGCAAATTTCATCACAATCTAATATCTCACTTTCGGATGTTAATATTTCCAACGTTAAAATTCTTAGCACACTAACTGATATCTTTGGAAAATGGGAGGTTCCAATTAAACTAGAAGATGAAGGACGATACCATATCACCGCACTCTTTGAGGGTGACGATTATCGGCTTCCCTCTACTGCTGTTAAAGCAGTAACGGTCGGAACGGTTGCACCTACAACTCTTTCGCTTACGTCTTCATCAGGGAATCCGCTTGCAGCCGCGTCATTCAATCTTAAAGGGAAACTAACCGCAGTTACATCACACACGGATAGCGTTGTAATGGACTATGATGATGCATTACACTTAGGATACATCCCCGGCGCCGGAACAACGACTAAAAATAAATTAGGTGGAACAACCCTCACGACACCGCAGGGTATATGGAGCTATAGGAGTCTAACAAAACACTCAGGTCGGTGGGACATCTTTACGCTTTATGGCACTCCGGCAGGAGATAACCCAGTTCCTAATCAGACGATCACATTATACAAGGCACATCCTAATGGCAAAATTAAGATAGGAACCGCTACGACAAACGCATCGGGAGAATACTCTTTAGCCATCACAGAACCGAGAGATGGGTGGGTTCACTATGAAGCGGTCTATGCTGGTGATGCTGCTAAAAACGTTGCTTCGGTCGATACGAAAACACAGTCATGGGCGGAGAGTATCTCCCGTGATTATGGCACATTCTTCAACGATCTATTTGATTCAGTGTTTGGGTGGATGGGGGACTTTTTCAACATAGGCAAAACAACAACTAGACGTCAGGCATATGCAGCAGGTGATGTCAAACTTCTGCTTAAAATAGGCACACCGAATTATCCTATTAGTTATCAGGCCGCCTTAACACCGAGTCAGGTTAATGATGGAGAAATCCAATACTTTGGCAATAAACAATTCGGAAGCATCCTCCTTATAGCGGAAGCAATCACCGATGATTATAGTGAAGAATATGATTTAATAATCGCTCAGGGATTTACTGCGGCTATTGACATTTCATTGGTTACGGATAAAATAGCGGACCTTACCATCGGAAGTGCGACGCATACGTGGCTTCACTCGCTTTATACAGCCGGATGGCGCTACGTTTCAGGAATTAACACAACAGGCAGGGCAGGAGACCCCGCATACCTTAACTCCCATTTCGGATTTTTATACATCAATTATAATCCGTATCCTAGGGGGGATGTAGCAACACAACCCGATATCTCAGGAACGGGGGTTGATCATAACTCTTTCAAGTGCTGGAATACTAACACAGTCTCCTACATTCAATCGTTTACAACTGCCGCTTTTAACGCGACTCCGAGCAAACTAAGTGGGTTAACTTCAATCGTATGGCCTAGTGATGATAAGGGCCTTAATCAGATGCTTATTAACTCAGTTGCTAAATTAACACCCACTTTTAGAGACTTGTTAGATTGGAGTTATCAGGAAGAAGTAGGGATGAATAATTTTGTGGTTTGGTTCCACCCGACTACTCAGGCAACGGGACCGCGTAATATCGTTGCCGAACAGATTAGTCTTTATAAAGAACTTGGCTTTGAGGCAATGATTGCCGATATGATGCTGACATATCCGTCAGATCGAGCAGCCCCATGGACGGAACCGGCTCTTAAAGCCACTTACTTGACCTTCGAGTTTAGTGGTATTCCGCTTGTGATTAGTGGGACTCTTTCAAAGCGGATAGATGATACACCAATTGAAGGGAAGACAATTAGCTTACAAGAAGATGCTGCGGCGTTACTTACGGCAACCGCTACAATAGGGACGCACACTGTTACACTCGATTCTGTCGACGGCTTTGTAGTTGGCGGAACGGTGACAATCTCAAGTTCTGATCCTTATTCAGAATCTAATGTGATAGACGCGATTGATAGAGATACAAAGGTAATAACCGTTCATAATGCGCTAGCATATAATTACACTGTAGCAAAAGCTAGTGCAATGTATTATGATTGGATAGAACGGTTAACGGGTGTGACGGATTCTGATGGGGAATATTCGATCACATATGATGACCTCGGTGCAGGCATGCACAACTTCCGAACTGTATTTGTCGCTGATGGTACATACTTAGGGTCTATCGCACCGTCGCCAGATGGTGAACTTCTGTATCATGCGGTTAAAACAGTTGTTACGCAGGTACTGGAAGATAACATCATAGACTCAGTCGATAGTCCTACACTTTTGACGCTTAAAACACCGCTGGTCAACGATTATCTAGTGAAATATGAGGCATATCTTACCGAGGTAGACCACGTAGACAAGTTCCTTACTTCCGCAGAAAAGACATTAAATCAAGATTGTGAACTTGTCATTTTTTGGATGCGTCAGTGTCCTCCTTGTTATGCTGCAAAGGCACAATTAGCAGCATTGAAAGCCTATTGGAATACTAAATTTTTAAACATTGACATAACGTACGTCGAAACACAGGATAACGAAGCAGATCCAACTACACGCATTGTCGCAGACCGTTATGAACCAATAACAGGAAAACTCTTATTCGCTGCACACAGCGCATACGACGAACTCGGAAATCTCAATATAGGGATGGATACTGCTGCGCTCCGGTATCCAGATGCCTATGCGTTTGCGCAAGCATGCGGCCCTCCATTACCGACAGGGTATCACGCGATTGGAAACATGATGCCCGCAGTTATCGCACTGTATAGAGACGACCTTTACATCAAAGCGTGGTGCGGCGTACACACAACAGGGCAAGATCCAGTCTCGACGGAAATCATCGAGGAAACATGTGGGCCTAAACTGACATGGCGATTTGGAGAGAGTAGTCTTGCTAAGAGGGTAGCCATTACAAACGCGAGTGATAATGTCGCATATCCAGTATGGACGCTCATGGGGCCAGCACGCACTCCCACGCTTACGAACGTCACGACAGGCGACATTTTCCAACTGAATCATGACCTTGCTGAAGGTGAAATGGTCGTAATAGACGCGACCGAAACCGAACATACCTGCGCAGGAACAGCGGTTGCTGGATTTGCGGGGGGTGGTTATGTGAGAGCGGATAAGTGTCCCACCTGTAAAGGCACTGGCATTATCCCTGCGGCATGTGAAGGATGCGGGGGCACACAGATATGTCCGACTTGCCACGGTTCAGGAGTGGTCAGTACATGGGTAGATGCCTCAGCAGCAACGACGACTAATGTCGGAGGCCTGTTCAATCTGCGATATTTGATTGATACAGATAATAGATTCTTCTGGGGTTTAGAACCCGGAACTAATATAGTCAAGATTGAGATGGGTGCTGCGAAATATGGGAAGAGCATGGCGAATATGAAACTTGTGCAGAGATACGAGGGGATTTAAAAATGACGAGCTATCATATCATCGCCCAACTTTATTATAAGGCGATTTATTCGACACAAGCTACCACTATCTATAACGGAATCGTAACGAGAATAACGGGAACGGGTAAGTGTTTTAGCGATTATCGGAATTTTAATACATACTCAAAAGAGGTTCTAGGAGACGGCGTTACTCTCATCAAATTCTCCGCAAGGTTCTCCTTAGAAACGGATAGAGATGCCGCACGTGATGCCATCACAGCCTTAACGAGTAGATTGGATTTAACCTACCCCAGTTTTATTAAAATCCACAAATGCCACCACGATGAAGGTGTTGAGAACGAAGGTCCTTCGGAGGGCATCGCACTCGGGTACGGCACGTGGAAAGAGGGCTTCACGTGACCCTTCACGAAACTAATGCTGTAGTAAAATTCTCAACGTGGCCTACGACCGGAACGACTATAACAAACGAAGGTAGCGGGGGCGCTACTTATAACGCAACATCGGCAGATAATGATTATATTCTTTTAGCTAGCGGCGCAACAGGCTTTAACGCCACCGATGTAACCGACGGAGTGGTTATCCCCCATGGTGCCGCTATTGATAATTTAGCGACTGCTACATGGGAGTTTGGTTTCAGGTGGGGCGGACAGCATACAAGTGCGTGGCCTCTACTCTATGATAAAAAGCAGAATACCGCAGGAGCCAACTTAGGCGTTCTGATATATTATGACATAGCGGGGGGCCGCATTAACATTGAGAGAAAAGAGGACAGCACCCATCACCGCACTTATTCCTTCGTGACTACTTTTGTCACCGGTAATTGGTATGATGTTCAGATAACGTGGGACATGTCTAACCACGCGAACGTGCCCGTATGCCACGTAAACGGCGTTAACTGTACAGCGACAGACGTGAGTAGCGCAGGTACGACATGGGCTGATGATAGTGGGAATAATGCAACGTTAGGGCGACGTGGCGATGACACCGCGAACGATACAAAGTGGCTGCTCACTATGTTCCGTTTGCATAACGCTGCATTATCGTCTGCATATCTTGACGATAATTATGCCGCAGACAGGGCGCGATGGTATCGGGCAAACTGTCAAGTCGAATATGATTGGAGCGAAGCATCGACAACGCAGACGAATGACGGAATAGCTGGCAGTAGTTATAACGGAACGATAACTAACGCAAGTGATATTTCCACAGCTAGTAGCGGTGCTAAAGTTTTAGCCATAAATGATGATTCAGATTATGCGCGGGTGCCGAAAGGGGCGGTCGTTGATACGCCAACTCTCCACTCTTTTGAGTTTCTTTTTTATTATAATGCTGACACGCACGACGGAGCGAGAGTTTATGATAAATATAGTAAGTATATAGTAGCCATAGACACGACAAATCATATTCTAAATGTATTACGTTATGACGATGGCGGTACGGCATATAAGTTATACGGAACGCAAAATAACGCGTTTCCGGCAGCCGGGATGTACCATGTAGTTATCGCTTGGGATGCTTCTAATACAGCTAACGCTCCGAATGTTTACCTAAATGGGACTCTACAAACGTTAGTTACAGGGCACAGCGGAACTACTGATGTTTGGTATGCCGATAGTGCAGACAACGGATACATAAGCAATACTTCGGCGCGACTAAACGCCAATTGGTATCTATTCAGGTTTCATAATACGCAACTATCTGCTGGTGATGTAACTCACTCGTATAATACTGAAAGCTGGCGCTATACTACTGTTAATGCTACCTATACACAAACGACCGTTCCAACAACCACGAGTGCAAGCGTTAGTCCAACACCTTCTATTTTACAAAATAGAGAATATACGGAGTCTACTATCCCAAACGCCACCAGCGTGCCTGTAGCACCGGCGGTCGTGCGGATATGTAATCCAACATATACTGAAGCAACTGTGCCTAATACCACCTCTACAAGTATCCCTCCTGTCGTTGAGCCTACCAGTAGTCCAAGTTATGAACAAACGACTGTTCCTACTTCAACAACGACTGTCCCTGCAGTTGTCCCGTCGTTGATTTGTAATCCTACTTATACACAATCGACAGTCCCTACTACTGCCTCAGCATCAGTTAGTCCAGCGGCATCAATGGGTTCTGATTATATAGAATCTACTGTTCCGACTACTGAATCCGCTGTTAATGAAGTCGCACCCTCAATAGTTCAGGACAGGGAATATATAGAAACTACAATCCCTGATACAACTACAGCCGTCACGGAAATTACGCCTAACATATTTGAAATTGACCCGACGTATGTGCAATTTAAAATCCCTAATGCAACGGCGAAAACGCACTTAGTTGTTCCTTTTGTCGCAGAATCAAATCCCGAATACACTTTGGAAACAGTGCCGAACAGTACGGCAGAGGTCCCGAATGTCGAAGCTGTAGTAGAACAGGATAAGGAATATACCCAGGCTACAGTTCCTACAACCACTTCTGCAGCTGCCCGAACCCCTCATGAAGACGCCTGTCAGGTTAAGTTCTCGACGTGGCCTACTACAGGAGTCACCATAACTAATGAAGGTCGTGCGGGGGGTGCGTACAATGCAACGGCGGCGGATAATGATTATTATTTATTACCCTCCGGTGCCACGGAGTTCCTTTTTGATACTAACACAGATTATATTTCTATCCCTCACGGCCCAGCGATTGATAACCTCGGCGCCCACACGTTAGAATTTGGGATTTATTACGCCGACAATCGAACCGGCGGAACTTTCTTATTTGGTAAACGTGGCGACGTGTTTCTTGTAGCCATCAGTAGTGGGGGAAATAGATTTCTAATTTATAGATTTGATGATGGGGGTGTTGCATACAAATCGTGGGCCGGTGATTATCCATTTTCTGCGGCGAACGTTTATCATATTCAAGTCGCGTGGGACGCTACCAATGTTGCTAATGACCCGATTGTAAAAATTAACAATGAAGTACTAACACTTACTGCGTATGACTCAGGAGTCACAGATGCGTACTATAATGATAGTGCCAATAATTTAACAATTGGAAATTACTCCGATGATGCAGAAGGTATCTATTCTTTAAACGGGGGGCTCTTCTTATTCCGCCTTCACAATCGTGTTCTCACAGACACCGAACTCTCCGATAACTATTATGCCGATGTCGGACTCGAAGTCGTTATTGAAGCCACTACCTCACCAACATACACACCGACGGTTCCAGATGCTACAGCGGAAACCCCGGCGGTTGAAATCTCTTTATTCTCAAATCCGGCATACGTTCAAACAGTCGTATCTTCTACAGTTACAGAAGTTCCGGTTATTATTCCCGGGTGCGATTCAAACGATTATACTCAAGTAGACATCCCAAATGTTACTACGTCAGTCCCATTAGTCACCACACTTATCTTTACCATTCCGCCTACACCTACTATTATACCAGAGCCACCCGCAAGACCTGAGGTTGTCTCACGTTTACCGCATTCAACACGGACTCAGTTAGTCGATGCGGAACATAGGATCATCATTCGTAATTCGGAACTGGAAGATATTGGTGAAATAACACGGTTCACCAAATGGCAGCATACGTTAAAACTAAATGAAGTATCCTCTTGGCAGCTTGATATGCACACTCAGGATTTCGAGAGCTACGATATTGATGAGAATACAGGGATTCTTTTCTATCGTGACGATGAACTTTTGATTGATGGGCCTATCATGCCGAACGGGATTATGCATACCTCATCGGGGGGGATCGAGAATACAACGATTGTGGGTGGTTGTGATCTCGCATATCTGAGAGGGCGGATCTGTTATCCCGTTGTCACAGGACCGCTTTTTGATACGACCGTCGGAAACTGGCGATTTGGGGTTCAACGTTCTGCGATTGGTATTAACTCTCCGATTAAGACACAAACATCAAAAGACACAGACGGTAAGGAAATATCGTTCGGTGCAAAAGCTGGGTATGAGTATGATGTGCCGCTTGTCGTAGAAAACGCATTGGGATTCGTTGAAGGCAATACGGTAATGTATCTGACCGCAGAAGGTATTCAAGTCACAAACTGGAACACGTTACCGGGAACTGATAATTATGGTGATCCTGCATCTTACGATAGTGCATTGTTAACTCTTGCCGGGGTGGATTTTAGCACGAACACACTTACAATCGCAGTTCCGCAACAAACACCCGCCGTTTTAGCACCAGCATTCCCGGTAGGTGGTACAATATACCAAACATCTGGGGGAATTGTGGATGATCCTGCTTACATCGGATTCGATACCCAAACAGGTGTTGCCGATGATGTGGCTAAAAGATTGGTGTGGCTTAACGCAGGACGGGGTGCTTGCGCAGATTTCCTCAGTACTCGTACAATTCCACACCTTGAGATCGCCGGACCAAATTCACAGGGAACGATAGTAACGGCGAACAGTAGGGGGGAAGATTTACTCACACAAGTTTCAAACATCTGTCTAAGTGGGGGCATCAACTTTAAAATTACGCAAGAAAATAAACAATTCCTTTTTGATACATTCGTTGGGGCGGATTTATCACTCGATGGGAACCTTATATTTTCTAAAGATTTGGGGAATCTCAAGGAATACACCTACTCGTACGGTCCGCCTGTCGCAAATATGGTCTGGGGTTGCGGTCCGACGACAGGGCCAATGAAGGAAATGCTTCCTAGTGGCAATATACAATCAATAAACGACTATGGAAGATGGGAGAGTTGGATCAGTAACGTACAAGCAGTGAAGGATGCTACACCGGCAGAGATCGCGGCTAGTATGGTTGCTGCAAATAATCTCGCACTTGCTAAATCAGTCGTAAATGCACAACTTACAATGACCATTCAGGAGACTGATCAGGTTCGGTATCCTAGAGATTTTAATATCGGGGATAAAGTCGGCATAATAATCGGGAAAAGAAAACCAAAACAGGTCAACGAAATTATCACAACGCTTATGTATTCAATTCCGGGTGGAACGGGTGCGGGGCAGGGGTCCGCACTGACAGCGGCACTTACGAAACAAGAAACACGGGACATGATGCGACAGAAGGCGAATTGGAGATTGTTACAACAGATGTCTATGGCGTAGGGGGGTTAGAATGTTAAACGTTGATACACACACATATAAAAACGCGGTTGCGGAAGCGATCATTAAAGCGAGAGATAATCTGAAAGACCATAATGATACGTTAAAGGACCATACAGCCACGTTAGATGACCATGGAACTACGTTAGATAATCACACTACAGAACTAGGTTCACACGCAACTGAGT